TGCGGGTTACAGTGCCTCCGGCAGTCCACAGCAAAATAGCCTGACGCGCTTCGTTGGCTACACCCGCGTTGGTGGTCAACGTTACATCAGCATCAATACTAAGCGTAGTGGTTCCAGATACCGCAGAGTCAAGCAATGAGGTGATTGCGGTGTTAACCGTGTCGCCCCATGAGCCAGAAAGTTCGCCAGTGACTGGAAGGGCCAGACCCAAAAGAGAGGTGTATGCTGTTGCCATAATTTTCCTTACGCAGCCACTTGCTGCCAATCCGGGGATTGTGTTGTGCCGACTTGCGCCCAGTCGGCAGATTGAGCGTCATTAACATTTTGCCAGTTTGCGGTCTGCGTGTCATTAATAGCCGTCCAGTTTGCAGCTTGGATATCGCTAATTACGCCCCAGCTTGCATCTTGCAGGTCGTTGATTAAACCCCAGACGTTCACTGAGCCCACGTAGCCGACAGCAAATACGCCGGTCACCTGAACCGTTGCGCCGCCAGTGATGGTGACAGAGCCAACTTCTCCTGTAGCCTGCACGCCCGTGACGGGCACGATGATGGACAGCAAGACCGTGACTGTGCCAATCTGGCCTTCAGCCTGCACGCCCGTGAGTTCGACGTTGCCTGTGCCGGTGACGGTGACGGTGCCAACTTGTCCTGTTGCGCTGACGCCGGTTACGACTGCCGTGGCCCCCGCCGCCACGACGACAGTGCCGATTTCTCCGGTGGCCTCTACGCCTGTTACCGGGACATTGGCATCTGCACTGACTGTGGCTGTTCCCACCTGCCCGGTGGCTTGGACGCCAGTGGGGAATACGTTGGCAGTGCCTGTGACGGTGACTGTGCCCGTTTGCCCTGTGGATTGGACGCCTGTAACGACCGCAGTAGCGCCAGCAGTGACGGTAACCGTTCCGACTGCGCCAGTGGCCTCAACCCCAGAAACGACAGCGACTGCCGAAGCAGCCACCACCACTGAGCCTATCTGGCCCTGCGCCTGTACGCCGTCAACCGATACGATGGTGAGGTCAAGCCCCCAAGCACCTCTGCTCCAAGGACCTGAACCCCAGCCTATGTATTCAACTGACGACGCCACATGTCACCGTCAAGCAATCCGAACGACCGCAGAAGAGCTATCGTTGGCAGGGAATTGCACCGTAAAAGAGCCCGCAGTCGAGGTCTTGTCAGCGCCAAAATCCAGCACAGCAATGGCCTTGTTCGACTTGCTGCTGTTGTAAATCAAAGCGCCGCGAGCAGTGATGGTCGCAGTGGTCCATGTGGTGTCGCTGAAGTCCACAAACGCAGTGGTCCCAGTCAAGGAAACCGTAGCGCCAGTCAGCGTGTTACCGCCAGCCGTGTAGCCAGCACCAACCACCTCGTCAGAGGTGCTGTACGCAGTTGTAGCCGCGCCAAGTGTTGCTGCGCTGGTGTACAGAGCGATCTTAATTACGTCGGTGTCGAGGTCGTGCTCGCCTAGCAAAATTTGCTGTTTAAATGAAGAGCAAAGAGCTTGTGTGATCATGTGTTCATCCTACATAAGAAAATTTAAAACCTTTGACGGAAGGGTACTCACCGCCGCAAACCCGTTGGATTGATCTTTCAGAAATTCCGGTTTGTTTGGAGGCCTCAGTTCTGCAAGAATACACAACTCCTGTCGTGTCGCATTGAATTTTTCGCTTTTTGGATTCGGACATTCTGGAAATAATTTCCTGACTATAACGCCGACCCATACACGCAGCACTCAACTTTTCTTTGGACTCTTCCGACCAAACTCTGTTTCTGGCGGAGTCGCCCGCAGCTTTCTTGCGCTTTTCTTCATTTACCAGCAGTCGGGCTTCAGCCAACTTTTTCGCAGCAACTATTTTTTGCTCGGGGTTTTTTGCAAACCACTCCAGCTTTTGCTGCCTATTTCTTTCCCGTTGCTCGATAGTGCGTTTTTTCCCGGTGTTGCTTAACCGAATGCGTTCTTTTGTGGCATCGTCATACTTTCTGCCGAAAGTGATCTCCCCACCGCAGGTCTGGTTGTATGCTGGTGAAAGTTGCAAAATTACGTCTTTTTCCAATTGAGCTAAGACTTCTTTTTTGACTGCACTGGCATACTCCTCCACGCAAAATGCGGATACCCCGTATTTTGCAATTGCTCTATGGAAGTGTGTTTTTGGCGACCGAGAGTAGGTTATGTGATTTGACCAGCGCCGAGCAACACCAACCGTAGTAAGGCCAACGTACTGCTTGCCCGTTTTGGTATTTGTTGCTACATAAATGACGCCGTGCTTCACATAGCCTCCTATTAATTGACCTGTATTCGCACTTGACCATTTCTATAACTATCCCCGCGCTGCTTGCCGTCTGCCAAGTTCTTGTACAGGGCAATTGCCTGAACGTACCGCTCTTGGTACAACTTGATCATGTCGGGCTCGCCCTTCATGTAGGTCAGCGCCTCGTTCATGGTGCCGTACAAAAGAACGGAGTCAAAGTTGTCACCCAGCCAAGTGCGCCCATCAGCAGCATCCACAATAGACTCTGGGTAGGCGTAGTAGTGCAGCTCAGCGTTGTAAGCGGCGTCGGGCGTTGGGCCAATTATGAAAGACAGTTCGTCTTGGTCGTCCGAACGTGGACCAAAAATGGCGTAGTGCTTGGGTTTGCCCGTGGTAGCCGGGTTGGGGTACGCCTGCCGGATGAAGTTCACATCCTTGTCCAGCAGGTACTCGTACGCACCGCCAGCAGTGGGGTAGACCGCCAAGCTGAACACGGATAAAAAGTCCACCGGGCACTGCAGGTACTTGTTCCCCGCCGTCAGCGTACCAGTCACGTTCTTACGCTGGTTGGCGGGCTGAGCTACGTTGTATATACGCTGCTCCGCTTGCCGGATGAACGTGTCCATATCTACCGTCGAGAACACGTTCTCGCAGTAGTTGGAAACAGCAATGACCAGTTCGTCGTACGTCATGTCTTATGCCATCGGGCCTCGGGCCATGGTGCCTTTTGTGGCCGCGCCAGTACCACGGATTTTGATGCCGTCGGTCTTGGTTGGGTAGCCATCGGGCTTGTTGTTGATCGCGCCCACGCTCATGCAAACAGTATCCGCATTGCTGTGGTTTGGCTCTTTGCCGGGGTTGGCAGAGGCCTTAACAACCTTGCCACTCATGGTGTGAGGTTTGGCGTAGACGCTGGCTTGACCAACTTCTTTGCCCATCATTTTTTTGCTGAAGGTAGCCATGTTTTTTCCTTTACGTAACCGATACCGTGACTGTACCAACAAACCCGGTTGCCACCAAGTCGTTTGGCGTCAGTGCATCATCAAACAGCCGTGATCCACCTACGGGGGACCATCCCCATTGGATGTCTCGAGAACCACCGGACAGGTTGCCGTCGTCGTTCAAGCCAGACACAAAATACGTCGTATCTCTGCGGGGGTTCCTGAGCGCCTGCGGATCATCCACTGGGAATGTGCCAAGCATCAACTGCGGCTGATCAGGGTCCCAGCACTCCGGGCACACCAACAGCTCGTACTTGCGCTGCTTGATGATCTCTGTCTTAAGCTGCTTGAGCTTGAACTGCTGGCCGCAGCGGTCGCACATGGCAATCGCTTTGTGGCCTGCCGCGAACCTGTTTCCCATCAGTAGCCACCATTTCCTATGCGGGTGGCGCGTGGCACAAACCTGACTGCGGCCTTCTCGCGGTCTTCGGACGAGGCGAGGTCCCAAGCTTCGTCGTATTGCTGCTTCAGGATCGGCAGGCGCTCCATCGCGCCGGGAATCTTCAGAGCAAGGTGGTAGGCCAATCCAGCCGTCATGGCCTCGTAAAAGCGAAACGGCATGTCCATAGTGTTCACACCCGTGCCAGCGTCCTGCATGCGGCGCAAGCGCCAGTACACGAACACGTAGGGCTGTGAGTTGTCTGGCACCGGCCACACCGTGAAGCGGGGGGTATCCAGCCGCTCAATCCAGACCTGAATCGGTCGGGCCTGTTGCAGCTTGTTGGGGATGGTGGCGTAGGTGGAGACGCTGATCCGAGTGATGGTCAAGTCGGCCTGAGTCGATTGGCTGCCCGCGCCCGTGCGGATAACGTGCTCCAGCAAGTCTACGGTGTCGGCAGGAAGGTTGTACGTCGCTTGGCCGGGAATCAAGTTGATCATGCCCTGCTCGTACGTGAACATGTTCAGGCCACGATTGGCCCAGTTTGCAAACATGAGATTTAACGAACGAGTTGCATCTCGCAAGTCATATCCTGTACGGAGTTCTGACCCGCATCTGGAAAACGCCTCTTCAACAATTTCCGTTAAATCCATATTAAAAGCCGCTGTTCCACTTGTCGTCATGCTTTGCTCCTGCAATTTTCAAAATGCCAGCGTTTCATGGGGTTCAAGTGACCAGTCTTGCCGCAATGTGGGCATGATACAGGAGCACGGAGGGCGTGCGCTTCTTTCATTTTCTGGCGCGTTTCCTCGGAGTGAGATTTGCCAAAGTACGGGTTACCCTCTCCTTTGTTTGCATCTGAAAGTTTTGCCTTGATAGCCGGGTCTTTTGGCTTTCCAAACATTGGATTGTCTGCGCCAGAAATAACTTTTCTGAGGCCGTTGGCGTACTCAAACTTAGCAAGCACGGATATTTTTTCTGCGGTTGTTTTTGCGCCCAACTCATCATACAAAGATTGGTGCGGGCTTACGTATTTTCTGCTCTCACGAACTCGCTTGTCTGTGCCGTATTTTTCAATTCTGGCTTGGCGCATAGACTCATATCTTGGCGCAAGAACTGCCTGAATTTTGTCAGCAGTTTCCTTTGAAACGAAGTGACCTTTTTGAGCGTCCGACATTCGGCGTCGCGTTTCTTCTGAAATCTTTTTCCCAAGACGAGCAATGGAAAGTTTTTTCCGAACATCCTCGCTTGGGGAGCCAATACCACCACCTCCGGCGCAGGAGTTGTACTCTGGTTTCATGGCTGCAATCAACCTGATTTCGGCGTGATTAAGCTCATCCTTGCTGTTGCATTGCTCAAGAACTTCAACGGAAAAAGACTCGACCCCATACTTCCTGATCGCGGACGCAAGCACCCAGCCTTTGCCTTCTCTGGCATCCTGCTTGTGCTTTGACCACCTAGAACCAAGTCGCATTTTTGTCTGGCCTATGTAAAAGTTTCCGTTGACCTTGTTTGTCACTTTGTATATAACCCCGTACATAACTTACTCCTGTTGCGTACTGGGTATTATACAGGTTACTTCATGATTTACTTCTTCGCAGTCTTGGCTGATTGCGCAAATGCGCTTGCAGTCGGAGCGCCCTTGCTGCCGACCTTACGCATTTTCTCACCAGAGCCAGCAGCAATGCGTTTTCGCTTTGCATTGATGTTGTCGTACAGGCCCACCTTTCCACCAGCGGCGTACTCGGTGAAGTCGGTGTCGTCCCGGCGAGCCTTACGCTTGCCGGATGGCATCTTTGAAGGGAGGATGTCTCCCATGCCGCGACTGGCTCTCATGTCAGTACATCCCGCCGCCAGCCATTTTGATCATCTTGCCCTTGGTGTGAGCCTTGGTCACGCAACCGTCAGCACGGGTCACGCTGCCACCCTTGGCCATCTTTTTTGCTGGCTTGGGGGGTGTGGTGCTGGCAGCATCGTAAGCCTTGGTGGCTGCGTCTTGCGCCTTCTTGTCCGCCATCATACGGCGAGCTTCGCGCTCTGCTGGGCTCATTTCTTTTTCAGCCATGTCAACTCCTTAGCAGGCTTTGCCGCCACGGGCCATCTTGATCATTGTGCCCTTGGTTTTACCCTTGGTGGCAACACCGTCGCGGCTGGGGGAAGCGGTCTTGACTGCGCCCATCTTGGTTGTGCCAACAGAGCCGCCAGCCTTCAGACCCTTGTGAGCCTTGGATGCGGGCATAGCAGCGTGCTTTGCCAAGTCGGCCTTAGCCATGCCACGACCTTCTTTTTTCATCATCATGTTTTCGGATTTCATATCGCCACCTTTTGAAAATTTGCGGCCCTTGTCCGCGTTGGAGAACTCTTTACCCACGGACTGTGGGACACCTGCCTTCTTGGCAAACGCTGGGTTATTTGCCACCGCTGCCATGAAATTATGCTGATTCTTACTGGTGGATGGCATTTCCACCCCTCAGATTGTCAATCTTGCGCTCTAACCGATCAAATCGGTCGAGCAACTGCTGCATGTCGGCGCGAAACTCCTGCCGCGTCATGTGATCACGAGCCACCTCTTCACGAGTGCGGTTGAGCAAAATGCTGATTCGCTGCAGCTCATCGAACTTCCCTTTAATCAGGAAGGCCATGATGCCAACAATCGCAGACAGGACCACGTTCCATACCATCATTTCCATGTCAGCACTTCCACGCCCTCAGGCTCTTATTAATACGAGAATCAGGGTCTTTGGCAGTCTTCTCGGAGGTCAGTTTTTTCTTCATGCCCTCCATTCTGGAGCAAAAAGAATCCTTGCGTTTGCCGCCTTCAGGTTGAGGGGGTTTGAGGTTCATGTCCTGCTTTTTGGCCGACGCTCTACCCTTGGCATTCAAGCCACCTTTTTCCGACTTGCCCTCTTTGCGCTGCCATGCTGGAGTCTTAGCCATTGACGACTTTCAGTTTGGGGGTGCAGTGCTGCTCGATCAGCGGCATCAACACAGACTCTTTGAAGCTGCGGTGGTATTCTTGAGAGCCAACGTGCGGCAGGGTGATCTCTGGGTCAATGAAGACCGTAAAGCCGTCCTTGCGGGCGCGTTTGCAGAACGTGTAGTCCTCGCCAACGTACTGCCCATTGGTTAACTCAAAGTCGAACAAGGCGCTCTCGTTGCGGTTGTAGAAGTCGTTGAAGTACGTCCACTCGGGGTGAGTTGCGATCATCTTCTCCAGCACATGGCGCTGGATCATCATGAAACCTGTAGCCACGTTCTCAACCCGCAGCATGCCGTGCTGGTCAAACTCAAGAGTCTTGGCCTCGTCGATGTAGATGTCCAAGAAGAACTTGCGGTCCTCTGCCCTGCGGGTGTACATGCCAGCGGTGATGTCCTTGCCGGTGCTCAGCGCCAGCAGGCGAAGCACGGACTCTGCGTCCACCACGATGTCGGCATCAACGAACAGGAAGTCCGTGCAATCCGACTCCAAAAAGTTGGCAACCAGAATGTTTCTGGCCTTGGTGATAAGAGAGCAGCCCGACAGATGTGACAGTTGAACCTGAACACCATACGCCGAAGCCTTGACCACAAGATCGGCCAAGGCAAACGAAGTTTTGATGTTCAACTTGCCATCGTAGGCAGGGATCGCAATCATCAGTTTGCGACCTGCAACATCCATGGGGCGTGCTTCTTCAGGCATAAAACACCGTAACTTTTGCGTTTGTCAGAGTGGCATACGCGCTTGTAGAGCACAACACACCTTCAGCCGGAATCAGGACGTTAAATGTCTCTCCGTTGGCTGTGGTGTTAATAGTAAACACTGAAGTGCCGCTGGCACCGCCGTCTTTGATTTCAACGCTACCTGCGGACGCGCCCGGCTCAATCACCAAGCTACGCAAGCGAACTCGTGCAGTAGTGATAGCCCCAGAAACGGCCAACGAAATGGCTTTTACGTCTGTTTGCATACCCATAATCAATCTCCTGTAAAGCAGGGACCGAAGCCCCTGAGATCAATTAAGCGTCAGCGAATGGCGTGGCAACAACGCCAGAACCCAGCAACGTGCCGGTAACCATGTACTTGTTGGCAGCAACCACGGTTACAGTAACAACCGAACCAGCAGCGCCACCAGTGGTAGTGCCGTTCAGGTTGATTACATCGTTGGCAGCAGCAGGAGCGTAGCCAGTGGTCGCGCCAGCAGCGTCGGTAGCGACCATCAGGATAGAGCCGACAAACTTGTCAGTGCCATTGGTTTTGATAGCCACGGCAGTGGCAGCAGTCTCAATCACAAACGTGTAGCTGGTGCCCACGTTGTTCACGGTGTTGGGGTCTTGGCCGGGACCAGAAGTCACAGGGTTGGCTGTGGCATTGATCGTAGGCAGTGTGATGACCAGCGTAGCGTCATTGGTACGGATGGTCTTGCCAGCGTACGAAGCCACATCCAGAGTAACGGTGTTGGTGCCGTTAGCCAGATTCACGATGGAAGCGGGGCCTTGGGTGATGAAGCCAGCCAGCGAACGGACTGGGCCTTGGAAAGTAGTTTGAGCCATGATGATTCCTCACATGCGAGTTGAGGCGTCCTGTCTGCATGTCGTCGGCCCGGAGCCGTCAGGAACGCCGGATAGTCCGGGATTGGGGCAATATATCAGGTGGGTGTGGGGGCGTCAACGAGCTTGTTGGATTTTTTCAAGTTTTCTTCTTGCGTAATGACCCGCAAGTTCCATGGCACATGCAGGCCGCAGACCTCTTCGCCTCGCAACGGCACGATGTGATCAACCACGTACCTCTCTCGCGTAAGCTCCGTCATCTTGCGAGCCTGCACGTACAAGTCGCGCATTTGTAGACGCTCTGCAGAAGTAAGCCATTTGGGTGTGGCCTCCCTGTGGCGGCGCTTGCGAACACTGGTGTCAGCTCGCACCACATCAACGTTCCTGTCTTTATAGTCTGCCCTGTTGCGGCGTTTTTCTTCCGCTGGTCTAGCTGCGGCACGCGCAATCACTGCTTGCCGATTTTTCTCGTAGTACCGCTTGCCAGCCGCTTTGGCCGCTTCAGTCTTGGGCTTCTCCTTCCGGCGCTCGTTATCTACCGCCCAGTCCTCTTTTACGCACTCCAAACAAGAGCCTTTGGTTTTGCGTAACGCAATGTGCCCGCGTACGCACGGCTCTCCAGTGAAGTAAAACTTTGCACCAAGCTCCTGAGCTTCTTTCCGTGTTTTTGGATGGTCCATATCAACTCCTCGTTACGATACGGGGAATTATACAGGCTTGGTCTTGGACGTCAACAGACAAAGAAAAAGGGCACCGAAGTGCCCTTTTTGCAACTAGAAGTTCTAGTTATGCACCGGGAGAGCCGTACACGCCGAGGGGATCGCTGACCCCGAAGCTGTAGCGCTCACGCGCCTTGTAGCGAACGTTCCCTGTATCAAAGTCACCATCCATGGAATTCGCCAGTGGCGAACGAACGAAGTGCTTCAAGCCGTTAGGCACATCAGTCAACAAGAACCAAGCGTTTGTGTCGGTCAGGAAGTTGTTGATGGTGTAGCCACCGGGGATGGAGCCGTTGTTCTTGATGGCGTTGATATCGTTGTCAGCGGTGCCGACGCGGAGTTCAGTTTCCAACAAGCGGGTTGCAACGAATTGCAGCGATGGAGGAACCACCAACTTCTTGGGCTTAGCTGCGATCAGCAGGCCGCGCTCGTCTGTCCAAGCGGCGATCTGAATGACGGCGTTTTCCAACGAAGTCTCGTTCAAATCGGCGGCTGTGGAAGGACGGTTGCTGTTGACGCCACCAGACACCAGAGGGTGAGCTGTCGAGAACAAAGTCACGCCGTCACCGTAGGTGGGGCCAGTGAAGCCTGTGTTCAGGATAGCCGCAGCTTTGACCTGCTTGGTGTAAGCCATACCACGGGCCAGAGCTTTGGTGTATCGGCTGGACAAGCTGTCGTACAGGTTGTCTTCGATAGCCTCTTCAGTGATGGAGAAGCCCAAAGCGATGGTCTCGTGAGTGTAGCGAGCGGTGAAGGCTTCCTGAGCGTTGTCATAAGCGATGGCAGCGCCTTCGTTCTTGACAGGAGCTGCGGAGAAGCC